CACAAGGTTTTCCGGCATATTTACCACCCAATTGAACCCAACCAGGGGTACCATCAGAAGAGCGACTCTTGCCAAACCAGTCACGCAAAGAACTATCACCACTTTTCGATTCACTTACATCTCCCGAAGCATCTTCTATTTCTTTTTCAGTAGCATCATCAACACTATACTTATCCCACATTTTAGGACCAAATCCACATTGGTTACGTGTTTCCTTTTTCTTACAAAGACGGCAATATTTCTTTCTCACGATGTAAAACTTACACTATTCCTTATTATTTAGAAAACCTTGCTTTAACATTTTTTGAAGTTCTGATGTCGATCCTACAAATACTGCATTGTTAGTGACATTATTCGTAGTCTTAATTGTATCCTCTTCAACTTCTTTTACTTTCTTTTGGAGATCAATTAACTTATCAGTTGTATCAGCAACACTTTTTATTAATTGACCCGCAACTTCATACGCTCTTGGACTTGCTCCCTCACCAGCAAGTTCCATAATTCCATTAATTGCCTCCTGTCCCTTTTCAATTAATGAATATAGATTTGCTCTGGTATACTCATAATCTTTCTCAATATCATTATCTTTTGATTTAGAAACTTGTATTTTCTGGGCAGTTGTTTCTACAATATTACTTTCCGTATTAAGATCCTCATCAAGACCATTATAATTATTATTCATACAACTAACCTATCAAATATCTTTTTGTTGTGTAGGACTGTAAGAAAGAGAATCAGTTAAAAATTCCCATCCCTCATCAAATCCAAAATTATCATCTGGACCAGCATCAATAGGATCTGGTGTAGCAGTATATCTCATTTCACGCTTTGCAGTTGAAATATCATTTGAAGAGGAAATATCAACTTGAACTTTCTTGATAAGACCATCAGTGGTATCGGAAATTGGACCAAAGAGATATGTTTTTGCCGTAAATTTTAGAGTATAAATTAATGCTCTTCTTGTAGAAAAATCCCCTTCATAATCATCCTGAAAAGATATATTATCCAATATTATTGGTATATCTCTTTTTTCACCTATCGAACTGACGAGATCAACAGTTAAAGTAAATGCTGGTTGGAAATATGGTAAAATTTGCTCCAATACTTGTAAAGCATCGTCATTTAATTTAGACAAAAGATTTAATTCAAATCCAATATTATATGGAACTGGCATAAAAACTTTTTTCAAATTTGTTCCGTCTGATGCCTTAAATGTTTGAGTTACACCAGATTTTCTTGATGGATCATAACTAATGTCTGTCATCTCAAAGGAGAGTCTTGGTAAAGTAATTGCAACTGGTTTATTTAAATCTCCTTGTTGCTCCAATCTTGCCAAAAACTTTTGCACGGGGGCATAAGCTAAGGGCACTTTTAATTCACTTACAACATCGTCACTAGAATCTTTATGCCTTATACTTATATTATTAAATAAAGTTCCAAAACTAATAATGGTTTTCCTAATAATTTCGTGGTAGTAATAAGTTCCTAGCATTAGTAGTTACCAAATGGATTTGATTCTGAAAAATCTACAATGAGATCTGCTTCTTGCTCTATCTCATCTCCTTTGTCATATTTATCACTAAATTCTGCACTCTCGATAAAATCAACACTATATCTAGCAGAGGAGGAAGTTCCAACAATTACATCCGATACCAAGAAAGTGCCGTCTGTAGTACCCACTTTAAGAGTGTTTGTTGTAACATCCCACGTCTTGACTCTTGCTTTTGCACCAGAAATGGATCCGGTAACTTCTTCATTATATTGATAAGTACCTATTCCAGTAATGATTGGTGGATTGGAAATTGTTGCTGTTGCTGTGCCAGAAGTATACCCAATACCAGCATCAGATATGAAGACTTTATCAACAACATTGTCAGTTGTAACTGAAAGTCTACCAACTGCTGTACCGACTCCGGAACTTGGTGTGGCAAAAGTAATTGTAGGTGCAGATGGATATCCACTTCCACCAGAATTAATTGTAACTCCACTAATACCAGCAGATGAAGTTACTAATATTGCTGTTGCTGCTGCTCCTACACCATAAGTCGTATATCCAACTCCTGTTATAGTTTGACCTACACTAACTATACTGACTGTGGGCGCAACTGTATATCCAGATCCTGGATTCGTTAATAAAATTTCATTGATAGAAAATACATTATTAGTTGCAGATGTAATTGCTACTGCAGTAGCATCAGTGCCTCCTGTAGGAGCAGTTGATATTGCTACTGTAGGAACTTGTGTATATCCATATCCATCATTAGTTAACGATATTTTTCTAATATATCCTGTAGATGTAGTTACACCAACTGTGGCTGTTGATCCGATTGAAATTAATTTTAAAGTAGTAATATATCCTTGACTTTCTAATACCTCATCAATCTCTTCGGTAATTGCAGTTGCTGTTTCCCAACCACCCATTTCATCTTCATATTCAAAGAGTTCACATCTTAACTCATAAACGTAATTTTTCCCCAATTGGTAGAATGGTTTTTCATGCTCAACAAACTTAACTTCAAATATTCTTTTACCGAGAGGGAAATAAATTAAATCACCCTCTCTTGGTCTAGAAGAAATCTCTATTTCACTAGATGGCATTGATACTAAAAAAGGAGATATAAAATCTTCAAATCGTTCTTTTGAAATAGTAATAATTAATTCATCTTTCAAAGAAACTCCAAATTTTGTTAATATATCTCCAGCACCACCATGTCCCTCATAAGTATTGACATATGCCTCTATAGAAAAATTATCATTAAATGTTGAAGATTGTATTTCTGTAAATATAGTATCTTTATTTACAATTTTTCTTGGCAAATAAGTTACTTCTACACCATACATTTTTAATTGTTCATTTACCAAAGATTGAATTAATCTTTGTTCTGCAGAAGAACCTTGTAAAAAGAAAGGATTTAATGCCATTATCCTATGAAATCGAGAGGAGGTAATTCATATTCTGATGTCATTTTTTGTCTTATTGATTCCAATTCTCTTTCAGCATCTTCATATATTTCTCTACCATTCAATTCAATTCCACCAGGTAGTTTGACTCCCCTAAACTTAATTAAATTTTGTCCCCATTGCCTCTTAATTAGAGATGTCAAATATAATTTTAAAAAACTATCATTGTAAACTTGACTAAATGAAGAAGGATCTAATGCTCTATAACAATCAATTACTAAGAAATTATCTGCTTCTTGAGATGACCAATCTATATCAAGATAGAGTCTATCTTGACGCTTATTAAATCTTATCTGCTTATCTGTTGTAAGTAAAAAATCAATATCCTCTAGATATGATTTTGTCATAGAATATTGTAATAATTCAACTGAATTAAAATAATATAAATCATTTAAAAATAATTGATATTTTATACTAAACATTCCACCAGATATTGAGCTAGTATCAAATTTAAATATTTTTTCTACCCCAATCACAGAATCTGGTACTTGAATATAATTAGAATTTTCATAAAAATTAAATGTGGTTGCAGTGCCAACAATTGTGGATGTGCCAGTAGTCGTTACAATACCAACCCCATCAGTTCCGCCTGCCTTTCCTCTATCGATATCATCTTGCGTAATTTTATATTTTAAATACATTCTCTCAACACCATCAAAATGACGCTCATTAAATAGTTGAATTGCATCATCAACTAAATCGTCAATTTGATCATCATCTACATTAATTTCAAGTACAGGAGCACCAAGTTTTCTTAAACAATAATCAATGAGTTGTTGTCTTGTTGTTGGTTTTGCCATTAAAATTACCTTTATCTAGTGACTCCTTGTACAACAATAACCATTCCTTCAACAACTTTTGTTTTCACAGAATCTTTCTCGATAACAATATCATAAACATATCTACCTTCTTTTAAACTTGAAGTAGCACCACTAGTTAAAGCTATACTAACTTTTCCTGATGTTGCCGGAGAAACTATTGTTGCCGTAAAATCAGTTGCATTAGTACTTCCAGCATATTTTCTCATTTGAGAAGATACTGTGTAATCTGTCAAATTTAAGGCACTATTATCTGCAGAAGATGCTAAATCGAAAGTTTGAGTGTAATCCTCATTGGTGTTTATGACAAGATTACTGGAATACGTAGCCATCTATCTAATATAACAATCACTACTTGTTATTTATATTCCTCTCAATCCAAGATTAGAGACAACTTCTTGTTGCTTGAAATATAATTTGCAATATGATTTTGCAACTTCTCTTAATTCACTTGAATCCAATTCATCAATTATTCTAGCTTGTTTTTCATATTCAAACATTTTGCCTATGCTTGTTAGTTCGATTTTATCTGGATCCATTTACCAACTCCTTTAATAGTGATTTGATTTCATCAATATCTTTCTTCATTTTATCTATTTCTCTTTTTTGAGATTCTCGATAAGATAAAGAATTGATATATTGATTATAGGCATTGCTATCATGATTTATGATAGCACCACTTTTTTCATCACGATATAAATTTTGATACCCTTCTACTCTAATCATCGTATTGCAATAGTTCTCAAATCTTTAAATCTTGGATAATATGCTGCATTTGTTCCGGACATTACAATTTTAATCGTATACCCAGTGAATAAATCCAGATTATTTGCCGTAAACTCATAGTCCAAAAACTCATCCTCTAAACTTGCTCTAACAAATACATCTGGTCTTCCGCTATTTTTAGCTTGATCTCTAACAGTCAATAAAGCATCATCTTCGAATGTCAAATTATCATAACCGGGAAACAATTCAAATTCTTGCTCCACTTCACTAGAATCTGCTCTATTTAATTTATAAAGTATCCTAAAGTCAGCAGTTTGATGTCTATATGCTGCAACCAAAACTTTAAGTGATGTTGCAGGATTTTTTAAATTAACTGTGTTGGAGACATAAATTGCAGAATGTGGATCATACTGTAGAGAATTAACTCTATTATCGGTAGCATAATCAGAAACTGGATTATTAATTAATGGATTTTGAAGAATAGTTCCAGCCTCTTCAGTATAGAAGATTTGTGGTGAAAGATTTTCATCTGTTGTGGATAGTCGTATCGCTGTAGTTAAAGATTTATTGGATGGCATTGTATCTAAATATTCATCTTCATTAATTTCAGAAGCAACCATTCTTATAGATGAAAGTTTGTTAACCTCATTAAGTTCTATTGGTTCGTAACCATTATCGACAAAAGAAGATTCGCTACCATCAACACTTGTTCCACTAATAGTTCTTATTGATCCAGAAACTGATGTCGAATCATTTGGGAGGAGAAGTGGGAAACTGGGAATAACTTCAGTGAATACTATATTTTCTGAAGAATTTATATCCCTACCTCCAGTTTGTAACTCATTCTTGAAAGATAATTGTGCATAATCGGAAGTGTCAGTGCTTCTTCCAGATCCATTTCCAGACCTACTTACACTAGCATAATATCCATTAATATCCATTCCTTCAGAAGATATATCAAGATTAACACCGTTTATTCTTCTCAAAGAAATGCCATTCAATTCATACTTATATACAGGTATTGTTAACACATTTCCTGTAGCATCAGAAAGTTTGTGATTAACTATTTTTGTATTGTCAACACCTCTTGTTATCGATCTCAACTCATTTCCAGTAGCAACTTCTTCATACCCTATAATTTCTCTTCCAATTTTTACATATCCTGTATTTGCAGCACTAACAACAACTCCTTCAAAGGTATCAAAATCAGTGGTGCTTCCGACACTTATTTTACTGACATCAGATAATAGCAATTCGGATTCTAATGTAGTCGGTATTTCACTAGATTTTAAGTCATTTAACACAACTTTATTAGTACCACTATACATTCCATGATTGAAGTGATTAACTCTTATATAATTTCCAGAGCTTAAAGTAGGACCATCATCAATTCCAGTGATGGTAGTATTTGCCATTGAAACAACAACACCATCATTATCATAGTAACTTACACCCATACCAACACTAAAAGCCTTGCTAGCACCAATATCTCCTTGCATACCAGAAACAAATAACGTATCAATACCTCCAATCGCAAGTATCTTTATCTGAGCATCTCTACCAGTTCTATCTGTGGTATCTGCTGTAACAATACCAACAACATCACCTTCTTTGTATCCACTACCACCATTATTGACAGATAATCCATTTAGTTGAAGAGTTCCATTTGTAGTTGCGAGAATATCTAAAGTTAAATTTTTACCATTACCAACAATATTGTATGTTCCCACATTTGTTGAAGCATTAACACCATAATTTGTACCACCAGTAACAATTCCAACATCACTGCCATCATTAAAAACACTACAACCAACTCCTGTAATATATGCAATACTTCCGGGATAGTTTTCATTACCAGCAAGTTTTCTACCAGGACTTAATGTAGTTTCCATAACACTATAATCATCACCATCTTTTTTAACTGGTGTAATTCTAATAGTTGCAGTTTTTGGTAAAGTTTTTACTGAATTATTATCCAATAATCTCTTATATCCATTACTAGTATCCAATGGAGAATTATAAAAGAATGCAGTACCAGCATTTGAAGTAAATTTGGCTTTAAAAAGATCAAACTTAAGATCTTGATTTTGATCTTCTGTCCAAATAGATCCATTTTGGGACATGAATAAACTTCCAAACGCATATTGGCGAGAATATACGCCAGCATCTGCATCTGGAAGATCTTGAGACAACACACTCTTTTTGCCCATTTCTGCTGACCAAACCTGATATTGATCACTGTATTCGGATACAATAACCAGTGCATATTCTCTTCCTGGAGCCAAGTATATTGGTTCTGGGAATGTAACTCTAGTTGCTTCTTGACCTGTAGTCGAAGTTTTAATTACAACTTGTTCGGAAATATTTCCATTTCCATCATCAATGAAATTTTTGGGAGTTAAATGGGCTGCTTCACCTACTCTTTGTGTTGTTGGTGTTCCCAATTCTACAGTTCTAATTTCAACTCTCAATGGTTTATTTTCTTCATCAATAGTTGCGAAATATAAATTAACAGATGTTAAGAAAATACCATTTTCATCATCATTTCTTCCAATTGCCGAAGGTGCATCAATATTTCCCCCAACAGTAAATGATTGTGCTAATGGATCACCATAACCAATAATTACAGTTGTGGTATTAGTAATTGTTGTGAATCTTCTCTCTAAAGTTCCTCTTGTAATGTATTGAGTTCTTGCAAAAGAAAGTAAAGTGTCCAATTCTTCACTGATAAGTGCCTCTCTATTTGTTGAACTATTGGTTAACTTATAAGTATGAGTGGAATTTTCTATTCTTACATTTCCAGTAACATTTGGATTTCTAATGAAGAAAGTTCCTATAAGATCTCCAAAAGCATCGGTGATCAACCTCAAATCTTTCACAGAGGCAGTTGCTCCACTGCTTTGTCCTTCAAGTATAAATCCTTTTTCAACATATCCACTATATCTTCCTTGAGCACTTTGTGCTAAAGATGCAGTATCAACATTCAATACTGTAGATGACTCAGTGTAAAAATCTGGCAGTCTATTTGACTGTGGATAATCATAAGGATTAAACTCATATATGGTATCAGGAGAATTAAAAACTCCTGTTTTATGATTTGGTTTAGACAATCTAAATCTTATTCTTGCAACTGAATTACTATCTCCATCAACTTGATATCCTATAATTTCTTCTCCAATAGTAAAAGACCCACTTACGTCCTCAATTTCTAATAATTTTGGTATAAAATCTAAATTACCCTCAGAACCTAAAAACTGATAATATCTTGTATTGGGTTTCAAATCTGTAGCTGAAAATTGAGTGTTTCTCGATCTAGCAAATCTAATAGCAGATCTAGAAATAGAAGTAGAAGATCCTGTATTTCTAAATACTCCTCCACCACCACGACGACCAAAAACATTCGTTCTGTTTATTACATTTGTGGAAGATTGAACGATTGTCCAAATATCATTCTGTGGTGATAAAGTCACATCTCCTCTGTATGCAACAACATGATATTCATTAACGTTTACAAACTTCGTTGCAACATTTTGACTAATCCAAAGAACTTCTTCATAGTCCAAAGTAATGGATCTACCTTTCTTCTTAACATTATTATCTAACAATTGCAATGAAGGATCCTCATAGTCAATAGTTTCTGGACTTCTATTATTACCAGATATTGCTATTGCTCCTTTTAGAGATTTTCTAGAAAGGAAAGGTCTCATTTCATTATTTTCCTCATCAACCTCTACGGTTGAAAAGTCTAAGTTAATAAGAGAATTATTCCTAAAATCATCTACAAAGAAACCACTTTTAAATCTATCTCTATTTTCAGCATCTTTTATTTGTAATGTCTGCGTATTAATCTCAAGTAACGAGAGAGACGTAACTTCCTCAAGATTTTCAACCCTATCTTCAATAAATCCAATATCTCTCATCGTATATCTTCTATTATCAACTAATGATATCTCTGCATCTTGAGGGTTAAAAAGATATGGTGGAAGAGATATAGTAGCTATCTCCATAGACTCATCACTAACAATTGGAGGTTTTGGATTTATACCAGATTGTCCTTCTTTAATGCTTAATACACCTAGTTTATCAATATACAATTTATCAATTCTACCAATATAATATTCATATCCAACTGAAGAGTCCTCATCAGGAGCAACTATTCTATTTGTGCCCTCAAAAACTCTTGAATTAAAATCAAATGGAGATTTTGATGATCCAGTAAACGGAGAAACTCTTGGTCTAAAATCAAGTGTATCTGTTGCTCTTACTCTATCAACACCAATTTCAGGTATATCTTGATCATATCTTTGATTATCATAACTTTCCACAGTAAATAAATCTCCATTATCGGAAGAATCTACTTCGTAATGATCAAATATAATCAATAATTTTTTTGATGGTATAGTAGAATCTACTTTTCTTATAATTCTGGAATAATCGTAATATTGATCTCTTTGACCTTTATCGAGAGTAAAATTATCAGTTATGTTTGAATAATTACCTAATGAAATATTTGTTATTGTTGTTGTTATATTTGACTCTTCAAAAACAATTTCTTCACCCTGCCCAAATCTACCAGAATTTAAATATACAATATCAGCAACATTATCGGTAGTACTCTTAACAAATCTAGCAACTGCACTTCCAGATTTACTAATAATATTCTCACCAACAATAGCCGCACTAGTAATATTTGATGTACTCAAACAAGTAATCTTATCCAATGTTGGACTAGAAGAGTTTAAAGATTCATATACCGCAATAACTTTTGCAACATCTGGATAATTTAATGATATCTCTTCGTCTTGCACTCTAAGACCATAACAATTATTATTATAAGTTAATCCATCATTGGTTGAGTTATTATTGTTTGTGCCGGACCCATCTAATCTTGATAAACTTACTGAAAGTTCTTTACTCCTGGTATAAGTTTTCTTTTTACTTTTTATGCCAGTCTTATTTAATGTAGCATCTAATTTATATGCTCTACTTGCAGAAAGTCCAGAAAAAGAAACTGTGTTATTTGCAGTATCGATTTTAAATGAATCAGAAGTTATTGTTCCAATATACCTCGGAGCACTATTATTGTGTAAAGAATATCTTTCAGCGTCAAAAGCACTAAAGGAAACCGTCGATATTCCAGTCGTATCAAAATCACTAATTGACATGGTTACTATGCCAACAGAATTAGAAGTTTGTGTTTGATTTGACTGCAATCTAATTTTTAAGTTAGAAGAAGAAAGATCCAAAGAAGAAATATTATTATCAGGAAGTTTTTCATATAATTTTGCATCTTCTTCTCCCCTTATAATGGGAGCTCCTAATTTTACATTAAAAGTTCCTGTATTATCATATCCACCATCAAATATCCCAGTTACTGTGCCAATTCCTGTCAATGACAACGTAAGACCATCTGAAGAAACTTCAACCACTCTGTTAAATGTTTCTACTGTCTCTCCCGAAGTATTTCTCTTATACCTGATAACACTATCAGTTTTTATTCCTGTAAAATTTCCACCTGGACTTGTTGCTGTCGCATTTGATCCATTAATGACAATTTCAGAAACATTGTTGGGTAAAGAAAAACTTTCTAATACAGTGTCTGCTTTAAATTCATCAGTATTCTGACTAACTGATTTAATGTCCTGAGTACCATAACTCACAACATTTTCAATTGAATTTGAAACTTCAACACCATTAATTAAAATTTGCTCTCCAATTGCAAATTTTCCAGAAACCTGACTAAGAGTAATTAAATTATCATCTCCACCACTGGATACAGCATATCCACTTGCACCACTATTTTTTCCCCTTACGAAAGAAGATGCTGGCAATTCAGTGTCACTAAAAGATTTATTTAAAGTTAATTTTGTATATGTTTGTATATCATATAGATATAAATCCCATTTAGTGGAAGAACCACTGTAAGCAGCATCTGTAACGTTAAATGTATAATTTCTAGCACTGCCAATACCTATACCTTCACAGTTATGTCTACTATGAAAATTAACAATACCAGACTGAGTTGGATGTCCAGAAACGTTATTAACTCTTAATACATTTCCCATTGAAAATGGGACAGTGGTATTATTTGATTTTGTTTCTCTTGGTTTATTTACATCTAATACTATTGTCGAATCAGTTTTTACATCATATCCTCTTACATATGCCTTTCCTGGAGAAACTTTTACACATAATAAGTCATCTGATGGATCGTTTAATTGTTCTGTTTTTTGATTCTCATTATAAAGACCATCATTCCCCAATTTATCATTTAGAGAATTCTGTAAGGTTGGTAAAAAAGGAACTACTGCATAATTACCAGACTCCTCAAATGTTCTTTCTGCAATATAATCTCTTATAATACTGTATTGAGTTTTCTCTTGTATTTTTTTTATTTTACCAGTGTCTACTCTTAAAAGTTCTACAAAATTTTTGTCGTCTAAATCATCTAATGATTTTTTAAATAATGAAAGACCTATTTTTAGTCTATCGGCTCCTGGAGCAGCAAAATTTGAAAATCCTTTTGCATTATCATATAGTGAATTATCATCTTTGGCATCAATAAGCAATTCATCAACTTTTAAACCAACTCTGTAAGAAGGAGTGTTGGAATATTCGTCCAATAGAATTGTCTCACTAGAAACATTAACAAAATAACCTCTAATAAAATAAACACCATCCGAAATAGAAACTGCAGATCCCGTTGAAGTTGCATTTGAAGATAATAATGAAGCAAATGGAGTCCCGGCATTTATTGTGGTATTTCCATATGTAATATTTTTATCAGCAATTAAAGATTCTCCATTTTCAAAAGTAGTAAAAACAAAGTCTGATCCAGAACTATCATACTTTACATAAACTGTTAAGTCATCAATGTTGGGATCACCAGGAAACGCAACATATTTTATTGTTGCTGTTACTCCAGATATTTGACCTGTTATCTTTGTTCCAATAAAATTACTGATGTATGTTGAAACTTCGACTCCGGAATTTATTGCATTTAATTTTACGGCATAAAAACTAGGATCGTAAGTTATTCCACCAGGAATAACCATGGACCCCTCTTTGAAAATATTTTTACCAAAAGATTCAATTTGATTTTGTAATATTGATTGTAAGGTAGTTAATTCTCTAGCTTGTACTGGAAATCCTGGTTTAAATAGGACTTTATAAAAATTTTTATCGTTATCGAAATCGTCGTAATATGGATTAACGTTTAAATTTCTTTTTTGTGCCATTTGTTTTAGAATTCCAGAATAATTTTAACGTCTTCTTTTTGTCTAATGTCTCTTACAACTTCGGGTCTGTTATCTATGTAAATAATATCTCCCGTCTTTCTATTTATCTCTGGATTTGCAAGACCATCATTAAAAGAAACACCTAAATTTATTTCTTGATTAGCAACTGTTTTTGCAATTCCTGTAAATGATTGAATAGAAACTGTATCACTACCAATAGTGACATTTCCTGCACTTTGACTAAACTCTGCAAATGTTGATTTAGATCTAACATTTGGATGATCGGTTTGATCGTATCGATTTCCAAAATACAAAGATCTGTCTCTGGTATACTTCAATACTTTAGTATTTTTATCATATGATGCAACATATCCTTGTGCAGTGCCAACACCAGAAATACTTTGATACATATATTCTCCTATTGTAGGAGTTACTGTTGTATCTTCACTTAACATCATTGAATATAAACTTGAAAAAGTATTATCACTAAAAATAGATCCAGATGAGGAATATTGTTCAGGATTTTTAATAATTCCAACTTGAGAAAAGTTTGTATCTGTTGGAAAATCCTTTGTAGAGTCATCAAATCTAGTATAAACTATAACTTTATCTGCTCCCAATTCCTTATAAAGATCATATCCATGACCCTTTGATGGGGGAATGATTGGAATTAGTAAAGCTCTGTCACTTGTAGCGCCCCAATTATCGCTTCTAATTGTACTTAAATCTATGATTCCATATGTATATCCACTTCCACCAGCAGTAACTATAACATCAGTAATTTCTCCGGTCTCAGCAACCGTAACTGTAACTTTACCACCAGTGCCATCTCCAAGAATATTTAATTTAGTATGAGTTCCAGAAGTATAATCATCCCCCGCATTTTTAATATAAACTTTTCTGATCTGATTTTTATTTACGTCAGAATTTCCAGATTCTCTAACACTTTGTATTTGAGCATCTGTGGAGGTTGACCAATCGTTAGGAAGAATAATATATTCTGTAGAATCAAATTTTATAATATCATTGGGAGAAACAGTAAATAAGTATTTCCAAATATATCCATCATCACCAACACCAGCAGATGAGGGCTCTAAATCAGTAAAAGTTGGTTCATATTGAGAACCTTGTCCTTTGGCATCTTCTCCCGTTTTTGACCCATTATTATCTAAACAAATATAAACTTTGAATTCACTATTCATCACATAAAAATTTGAATCGTATAATCTAGACGTTCCTCCATTAGGTGTTGGATTATCAACACTATAATCATGACGATACATGTCATATTTGGTATCAATGGTCCAATTAATTCTTCTTACGACTCGACGCACATCTGAAGATGATATCTTTTTGCCAAATAATGAAGTTTCTCTATAATGGCAAGAATATTGAAAATTATCAGTAGGTGATGGTGTATTCGTATCCCAATTAGATGTTCTTCCAAATCCAGGTGAAGATGGGGATGAATCGACTAATCCCAAAAATGTATAATAAGAATTATTGCTACTCGTTACGGAGTCAATAAAATTATTAGCATTTAATATTCTAAATTGGTCCGTTACTATTGCCGCCATATTACTCGTTTTTTAGATATTTATAATTGTTTTTTAAGAGCTCCTGTGTCTCTAATTCCATAAATGGACCCTCTTCTCTGAATGACTGGAAATGTTGTTAAACCAACATCAATGGTCAACCCAGTAACACCTATAGAAATTGAAGAAGATCTACCAAATCCACCAGCATTTCTCAATTCACCCCATGAGAATTCTCCTACAGGATTATTATTATCACCTACAGATGTTAGTCCAGTGTTAACTTGAACCATACATTTTACAATTGCCAAATTTTCAGAAGAATATGTAGTGGTATCTACAGTTCTAACATAATAAACATTATCTGCAAATGTGGTTCCTATACCTACAGTATGAATACCTAAAGTATCCATAGCAGTTACTCCAGATCCGATACGAGTATTAAAAACATAAATTGGTCTATCAGTTTGCAACTCATTCAATAACCCCGAAGAAGTTTTAAGAAGTGACAATTGAATTGCAGGATCTCCACCAACTGTTACAGGAGTTATACTAGTAACTAAACCAGAATATCCTCTTGTTTCATCACCTTTTAAATCAGTAATATTGTCCAAAATTATATTTGGTGATGAAATCAATACTTTTGGTGCAATAGTATATCCAAGTCCTGGATTAGTAATTGAAATTGCATTGACAGATCCATTTGAAATTGTTGCTGTAGCAGTAGCAGTTGTTCCAACACCGACAGCAATTTCTGGAGGTGCTGATATGGATACTGTAGGAATACTAACATATCCATCACCTCCAGAAATAGTAAATCCTGTTACCTCACCATCGGAGTTAATTGATGCAGTTGCTGATGCTGTTGTTGGATTTGGTAATCCACCAACTATCATTGCATCAAATGTTCCTGCTGCGGCAACATTTGTATCAAAAAACTTAGCATTATCTACAAATATAGAATTAGTTTCTGAAGAGTTTATGTCGCCAATTATTTTAGCAGTAGGATAAATATATGCCTCTAAAGAATCTCTTGTTTTATAAATTTTTTCACCCGAAATAATTTTATCAGTTTTCTGTTTAATAATGTTAACTGGTCTATAATTAGTATCATCTAATCCTTGACCAGTATAAAGATTAGTTTCAACCCTATCAGAATTTGTGATATCAAATACCAATCTTTCTTTTTGCGTTTCTAAATTAACACTAGATCCAATAAT